TACGCAATACCTCCTGAGCCCAAATTGCCGCTTCGGTCAACTCTACCGCTACTGGCGATAAAGCATCGTATATAAAAGACCCTTGGCTCTTATCCACATTATCAGGCACTTGTGCAAGCAAGGAAGCTAAAATGGTTTCGTATGTAGCATCTTGTAAAAATTCTGGTAGTTCCATTCATTCACCCCCTTAAATAAACTTTTATTTCTGCTGGTACTCCTGCGGCACTCACGATTATAAAACTTACAGTCAGCCCATCGCCGCTCCACTCAAACGTAAAATTCTTTACCTCTGCTGTCCTTGGATCTATCATTAATGCCTCGGTAATTTCCTTTTCCAACTCCGCCTCGGTTACAGCTCTGGTCGGTTGCTTCATTACGTTTTCAATATCCACGCCATAGTCCCAATTGTAAACCACAAATGCAAGCCTCTGCGTTAGTACGGCCTTTACACACCACTGAGCCCAAGTCGTCAATCCATCAGCTTCTACTACATTGCCTGCTCCATCTAACACGAAGTCCCCAGTGTCAAAGTCAAATAACCAACTTTTCGGATATGCGATACTGGTATCTTCTACCGCCTCCACCAAATCTGGCATATCAAACTTCGGATAAAGGTCTGGCATTTATCCACTCACCACCTTACAAATTATTATCGGATCTCTGTGCTGGTTAACCCAAGCCACCAACACCCTATCGCCACTTTTAAGCTCGGGTTTAATTTTTATATTCACCTTCTCAACAGTGCTCTGTTCCCAATCCCACCTTGTCTGTGCGGTATGGTATATGTCTACTCCTTCTATCGGCTTCCCTTCATCGTCTACGGGATACTCGCCAACACCTACTAACGACCAATTGGGAAACTCAACCTGTGCAGTAAAATCAGCTATCAAATAATCGCCTCTCTTTATCGGCATTGCAAACGTATCAAGCTTCAAGCTCATATCTGGCTGTATCGTTCCTAATTCAATGCTATCGGGTTTGTTAGCTATTAAACTAATTCTTTCATTTAACACTTTAGCCAAATCGTCAATGCTTTTCTTGTTCATTTTAGCCCCACGCTCATAGTTAAACTCGTAACATTATGCTCTACGGATACGACTTGGTAATACCCATTTAACGTCCCAGCAACAACTTTCACCTTATCACCCTTCCTGATAAAGGGAACATCTACGCACCTGATTGTCCTGTCTTTCTCTGGCTGTCCGAACTCCTTCAATATCTCTTTCGCATTCTGCTTTGCATCGGCTATGGTGTCATCTGAACTATTCTGGACAATCCTTTGCAATATACCATATTTTGTGTCTCCATCAAGAACTGCAATTAACGGTGCCCTTCCTTCCTCATCTTCCGCACCTATTATTCGCACCCGTGTAACAAGATTATTGATGCTCCACCTATCCATTACCGACTGCACATTTTCGTTATATGCAAACACGTAAACATCTTGATTGGACATGGCTTTTCTGATATAGACCTTCCCTTTTTCACTACGTACGATAAACTCGCCTGCTCCCTTATCTTTACCTTGTTTGAGTATGCTGTTTATCATCTCCGCAACTGTCATCTGTCGGAATACTTGCTTGGCTAATACTACATTCGGCCCCTCTATCTTGCCTATGGGAATATTCCATGCTCTGAAAATATCTGTCAACACATCTATTGCCCTTTGTCCCGACCTATAGTACCTATCATCTTCACTCTTAAACAAGTAAATCAACTGGTCATACGCTTCAATATCTACACTACCCAACGGATCTGTGGACGTCATCCAATCAAACACCGTACCCCTGAACACTTCTACCCCATTCGCTAATAGGTATATCGGTGTCCCAAGTGCTACAAGCTGGTGTATCCACTTCCCACCTACTTGCTGATTTGTCAATGTCATACTTAAATGCGCTGCTAACTCACCATCGGCATCACCAAAGGACAATTGACTGACAAATGGCGTAACATCCATTTGCTTACCGCTTGGATCGATAATGCGCACTTCATACTTTATATTGGTAATATCAACCAAGCTTAAGCACCTGCCCGGGTTTTATCTTATTCGGATCTGGCCCAATGACAGCCTTATTCAACTCGTACAACATCTTCCACTTTGCACCATCACCGAGCATTTTCTTTGCTATACCCCATAGGGTATCGCCTTGTTTTACGGTATACGTTTTCGGGATACTCGGAGCTGGTCTCTGTGCACTCGTTTTAGCCTGCGCACTCGTACTCTTCTCTTTTTCTGTCATCACAACCAAATTACGTGCCTCAACCAAACTTATGGAGTAATAGCAATCGCCATGTCCACCCTTCCATGTATGGTCGAACTCTTGAATGTAACAATCCATGTTTATTGGTGTTTCTGTTATCAGCAAATGAACTTTTACGTTCTCTCGTCTCCAGCCTGAAATCAAACCCACTATCGCCTTGGGATCCTGCCAATCCACAACATATATGCTGTTCCTCCTACTCACACCCGGGAATATACCCTCCCACCTAATCGTCGCTGGTGCAATACCTCTCGGCATTAAGAAATCGCCCAACTCAATTATACTAACGCTGAACAACTTTGAACTTGTCATCACTTGCAATTGTTCTGGGTTCATCGGTAAATGAAGCTTGGTATTCTTCCCCGTTAAGTAAAACTCCATTTATCCCACCACCATATTAGAAAACGCCTTCCTTAACTCTGGAGCTAATGCTCCCACAATCTTGTCGACCGCTTCATCTACATCAGCCTTATTGTTTATGACAACTTCGCTGATTAACCCTTCAGTGTTAACGTTTAAGTTAATAACATTACTCTTTGTAACAGCGCCATAGGGAACACTTCCTAATGGGGTAACTGCTTGTGCTTGGACAGAATATGTTACTTCCTTTGGTATCGCTCCTATATACTCACCTACAGCCCTCCACAAACGAACTGTTTGTTCTGTACGCTCTAATGGTATTATTGCCTCCGCTCCTCTTTCAGCTACTTCCGCTATGTGCCTTGTATAAAATATTCCACCTCTCGCATGGGCTGGTAAACTTTGAGATGGTATTTCATCTATTAATTCGCCAGTACTTGTTATATAACCACTTTCAACCATAAATTTATAAGCTTCATCAGGCAACATGCCAGCTTGTATAAGCATCATCTGATATTGTGCTGCTGAACCTGGAAGCTCAGGCGTGCTTGATGTAACTTCAGGCACTCCTATCTCGTCTAAATACTCTTCTAAATTAAAAAGTCCAGCCAAAGCAGCTGCTCCTCCAGCCCCAGCTAAAGCACCTTTCCAGCCAGCTATCTTGAAACCTACTATTGCACCAAGGATTGTCATTAATCCAACATTGCTCTTTATCCCATTAAATATCGCACTCGCAAGCTCTGTTCCAAGCGTGTAACCAAACGTTGTAAGCTGCTTAATTAACTCGGAATTTTCCGTACTAAAAATGGCTTTGAAAAAAGTATTTATCGTTTCTTGTATCTTTCTAAATGCTTCTTGTCCCTGATCCCCCTTCAACCAATTATTTAATGCTGTCAGTACTTGGCTAAAAGCGGTAATAATTTTTTGTGTCATTGACATCTGATTCCAACCCGGTATTGAACTCAAATCACCAAAGAAACGAACCACCTTTCTATAGGCATTCTGCATCGCTTCTCCTACTTTCACACCTGCCCTATAAAACTGGTCTTGAACCTTCTTTAATGCATCCTCGCCTTTGGTAGCCGCTTCAACAAGTCCAAATAAGATATCCTCTACTGGCTTCAGCATCCCTTCACCAAAATATGTTATTGTCATTCCTGCAATATCCTTTAATGCAGATATCAATCCAAACAATGTACGTGCCTGCAACTCACTTCCTCCTTTATACTTCTCCAACGTCTTGAGTATCGCTTCCATAGACTTCTTGGCAGGAATAGCAGCCTTCGCAATATCATCCAAACTTTTTACGCCCAAATTCTTAAGCACATCTTCCATAGGTATCCTCAAACCTAATGTTACTTGACGTAAATCCTGCAAATTCAACCTACCACTTTGAGCTATCTGCGTAAATCCGAGCATTGCTCGCTGTATTCCTTCCATCCCCGCACCTGTCATAGAGCCTGCATCAGCAAACAACCTTAATGTTTCTAAAGTCTTGGAAGTAGCATTATTTACTCCGTACATCCTTGAGTATAACGGTATTAGCATCGTGGACAACTCTTGGATATCCTTATATTCAAATGGCGTAATAGCTGCCATTTGCTGCATCTCAGCAACAAACTTTCTGGCCTTTTCTTCTGTACCAAGGAAAAACTTAAACGATACCCTCGCCTGCTCCATCTCTCCTGCAAGTTTTAACGGTCCAGCAATAAGGGCTGTCATTCCCACCCCAGCGCCAGCTATCCCAAGCATTCCAAGTGGTGATGTTATCATCCTTCCTACTCCACCCAAA